GATCACACCGAGAGCCAGCCGTCCTGTGCGGTCTGAGGAGCCTGTGGTGCCCTGTGACGTGCCCGACGCCGGCATGTCGCCTATCCCAGCCAAGAGTGCCTTGCGTGCGTCTGGGAGCCTTCTACGCACCTCTGAGAGCATTTCGCTGTCGGAACGGTTCACCGCTGCCGGCCCTTCTTGCACTTGATCGCCTGTGCGCCGGGTGTGAGCTCGGGTGGAGAGCCGGACCCGTGGGTCCATGCGATGAGCTGGTCGAGGATGATGCGGTGATGGGTGAGCTCGTCGAGCGCGACCCGGACTCGTGCGATGTCGCCGGCTGAGCGTGTGATGAGCTCGTCGAGGGCTGCGGTGCGTTCCTGCATCGCTCGGAGCGCCGCCAGGTACTCGCGTCGATCTTGGTCGTTCATCGGGTGTCCTTGATGCTCAGAAGTTGGACAGGTCGAGGGGTGGTCTCGGGGCAACGGGACCGACCTGGTCCCCTTTAGGGGGGACCAGGTGGTCCGGCATCCCGTCGGACGGGTGGTCCGACGTGGTCCGATCCGTGGTCCGCCTTGTGTTTTCGGGGTTTTGCTCGGTGGTCCGGTCGGTGGTCCGCTGCCTGTGGATATTGGGGTGGTCCGTGGAGTGGTCCGAGCAGTTATCCACAAGTTTGTCCGAGTAGTTATCCACAGGTTTCGGGGCGAGTTGGATGTCGTTCCGGGTGGCCCGGCGGAACCGGATCGCGTCGCTGAGCACGGTGTTGGTGGCGGTGATCCCGGCCTCTTTGAGGATGGGGCGGACGGCGCGCCGGCTGAGGTCGACGGGTACTTCGAGGCGGTCCAGGTGCTTCACCAGCTCGACGGTGCCGGCGGCGTAGGGGCGGTGGTCCTCGCCGCGCACAGCGGAGAACGTGGTGATGCCGTGGCCGTCCTCGCCGATGTCGATGTTGGTGGACTCCGGGTACCAGCCGACGCGCCGGTGGGTGGCCTTCACGGTGACTCCGGTGTCGGTGCGGGTGAGTTTCACGACGATGTCGACGTCGTCGTTCTTCGCCGAGGAGCCCCGCTGCCCCTTCTCGGCGTCCTTGCCGGCGTGGTCGAGGCGCACCCATCCGACGCCGGCTTGCTTCAGTCGTAGCCCGGTGTGGCGGTAGAAGTCCTGGAAGGTGGAGGCCTCGTTCTCGTCGCCTTGGGTGGAGCGTCCGGTGGTGTCGATGACGACGAACCGGGCACCGCAGGCTTTCGCTGCCATGGTGAGCGCCAGGCCGCCCGGGTCGGTGTCGAGTGGTGGTAGCGACGGCAGCAGGGCGTAGTGGAGGTGTGAGAGGTCGTCGTCGGGTCCGTAGCCGAACTCGAGCATGCGGTCGTGCAGGTCGTCGGGTGTCATCTCGTAGTCGACGTAGAGCACGTTGATGGGTTCGCCGGCGGGTTTGTGCAGGAAGGGCCGGCCGGTTGCCATGGCGGCGGTGGCGGCGAGCACCAGGAAGCTCTTGCCGGTCTTCGCGCCGGCGTAGAGGGCGTGGGCCCTGTTGGCGGCGAACAGTGGTTCGCACAGCCACTCGGTGGCGTTGTGGTCGGTGGCCCAGAGCGTGGGCCAGTCGACGAGGTACTTGGCGAGGGGGTTGTGGCCTTCGGGCACCTGGTCGTCGGCGGGTGTGGACACCTCGCCGGTGTCGGGGTCGACGTTCGGTGCCGGCTGCTGTTGTTGGGTGCCCCAGCCTTCGGCGACGAGCTGTTGGGCGAGCGACGTGTGGTCGCCGTTGTGTTCCATCAGCGCCCGGAAGGCGAACTTGGAGTAGGTCTCGCCCTCCTTGAGTGGTGGCGCGGAGGAGGTGAAGACCTTGAGTCGATCGTTGGCGGTGTTGCCGGTGGTCGCACCGATGTGGCCTCGTGGGTCGTTGCCGGGCCGCACCCAGTAGCGTTCGCCGCGGCGGTCGGTGTACTTGTGGTGCCAGCCGAGCGGTTCGAGCAGTTCGGCCCAGTCGGTGGCTGCGGCCCATCGGTCGCCGGGCCGTTCTCCGCTGTCGGGAACGGCGCGAAGCGGGATGGGCTGGTGTTCGGGTTGGGGGACTTCGTCGAGCAGTTCGAGGATGTCGGTGGGCCCGTATCGGCGTGTCCAGTCGGCGGCGAGGAGCTGCACTGGGCGGGGCTGGCAGTTCTCGGGTTTGTGGTTGGTGGTGCCGGGCAGGCGCATGATGCGGGGCACGTCGTAGACGTGGTCGATGTGGTGGCTGCCGGCGAGGCGGTCCCAGGTGACTTCCCAGCGTTCGAGGAGCTCGATGGCGGTGGGGACGTTGACCGGTTCGTCGAGCAGCCACCAGGGCTGCAAGCCGTTGCCGGAGTGGACCACGGCGGTCGGCGGCAGGGGGAACCGGGCGATGATGGCTTCGGCGGCTGCCTGGTCGGGTGGGAGGTCGGTGCGTGCGTGGGCTGGTCCGGCGTAGTCGAGGTCGCACCACAGGGCCGGGACCTGCAGGCAGTCGTCGGTGCCGCCGCGCTGGCCGTTGGTGAGCCGGCGTTGCCGGGTGGCGACGCCGAACCACGTGCAGTGCGGGCCGTCGAGGGCGTCGATCTGGTCGAGCAGGTGTTCCGGCCGGTCGACGGGCGCCCAGAGGGTGCGGTTCGGGCCGCCGGTGCGGTCGATGGTGAAGGCGGTGAGCCATCCATGCTCCGCGCCGTCGTAGAGGTGGGTGAGGAAGTCGAGGGCGACGTCGCGGTTCACCGGATGGGGCTCCACCGGGTCGTCTCGCGTGGGATGCCGGTCACTCGTTCTCCTCGGCGGTGCAGGTGGGGCAGCAGTGTTCGCAGAGTTGGTGGCCGTGGTGGTTGTCGTCGTGGTGGACGGTGGGGTCGAGTGGTTGGCCGCAGGGGCAGTGGTCGGTGCTGGTGGTGGTGTTGGCGGTGTCCTCCAGTTCGTCGATGCGGTCGGCGGCGGCGAACACCGCTTGCACGTCCTCGTCGTCGTGGATGCACTCATCGAGTGCGATCGCCCGCAGCCGGTCGGTCAGGTCACTCATCGTCCCTCCCACGCGTCGATGGCTGCGGCGAGATCGTCGCTGCACGGCACCGGGCAGGCGTCCACGACAGCGTTCCCGAGCGTGGTGAGCTTTGCGACCTCGTCGACGAGCCGTGCGAGGACATCGGCGATCTCGTCGTCGTCCCACGCCACGTCATCGTTCAACAGGCGTCGTGCGCGTTCGGCGGCGGTCATCGTCCCTCCCGTGCGTCATCCACAGCAGCGGCGATGCGCTGCAGTCCGTCGGCGACCATGTGGGCGGTGCACGGGTAGTTGCCGTCCTCCGCGCCGCACACGACGCAGAGGTGACGGTCAAGAGGGGCCTGGTGGTGGGTGCCATGGAGTTCCCGTGCAGCGGAGGTGATGGCCCCCTCCAGCTCCTCGATGCGGTCGGCGGCGGCACGGAGGTCGTCACCGATGCCGTCGGCGATGTCGACCCGACGCAGTTCGCACCACTCCCGCAGCCGGTCGGTCAGTTCACTCATCGGTCCTCCACGAACGCCCACAAGATGGCGTCGACTCGCTCGTCGCCGGAGTCCCGGTGCGCCGCGATCGCCGCCTCCAGCTCCTCGACCCTGGCAACGGCGGTCCGCAGCTCGTCGCGCAGCTGGGCTACCGTCGACTGCGGGTCGATGATCCGGCGGATGATCTCGGCGTCGTTGTCGAAGCCCAGGGCGTCGAGAAAGTCGGCCAGCGGTGCGAGCCGGTCGCCCATCTCGTGCACCTCCATGAACGACGGGAACTCGTCCAGCTCCGCGTTCAGCCGGTCGATCGTGGTCACAGCGACGCCTTCCAGCACGTTCGGCAGCGTGATCCCTCACGGTTGTGGGTCAGCTGTTTGCCACAGTCGATGCAGCTGGCGAGCTTCTTGTTGGCCCGGCGCTTCCCGCTGAAGCTCGCCTTGCGGCACTCGGGTGAGCACATCGTCTGGTAGCTGGTTGTGCGCTTGAACTCTTGGCCGCAATGCGTGCAGGCGACCGGCTCGTCGAGCAGCTGAAAGCCGCGGGCTTTGGCAGCGCAGGAGCGCGAGCAGGTCTTGCGCTGCTTGCTCTGGCCGGCTCGCGCGATGGGTTCACCGCAGACGGTGCAGGGATAGACGGCATCGCTGCCACGCTCGAGTGTCGAGGCGTGGTGGCCGATGACCACGACCGTGCGCGGTTCGGCTGGGTCCAGCTCGACCACGCCGAACACGGCGGTGGCCTGGGAGTCGTCTTCCCAGAGGATGCCCTTGGCGGCGTCGCACACGTGTTTGAGCATGTTGTCGACATCGATGCGCTGCCGGTTGGGCCGGTAGAAGATGCAGCCGATGGCGACGTTGCCAGGGAACGGTTCTCGGACTGCGGCGGACAGGTAGTGAGCTGTGTGTTGCTCGTTGGCGATGTCCTTCGCCGTCTTGAACGTGCGCCCTCGGCCGTGGCGGTGGCGGGCCTTGCTGGGCGGTGCGCCGGGGATGGTGATGACGCACAGCCGCTCGCGGTTGCCTCCGGCGGCCTCGCGGTTGCCTCCGGCGGCGATGAACCGGTAGATGTCCAGCGCACGGTCGGCATCCGGTGTCATGGTGCGACCCGTTGCCAGCCGGGCCGCATCCGGCGGCGTTCACGTTCGCTGGTGCCACCCCACACGCCGAAGTGTTCGCGGTGGTCGAGCGCCCAGGCGAGGCATTCGACCGACACCTGGCAGCGGGCACAGATCGCCTTTGCGGGTGCGGTCGATTCGCCTTGTTCGGGGAAGAACACGTGGACGGGTGCGCCTCGGCATTCGGCGTGTTCGACCCAGTCGGGCGATTCGACAGCGAGGAGGTCGTGTCTTGGTGTGGCTGGCACGGTGACTTCGGCGAAGTCGACTGGCTCGCCGCGCTTGCGGGCGGCGGCGTAGATCGCGTTCGCTCGGGTGCACCGGTCGCATCTGCATCCGGCGTGGTAGCGGCCACGGCTGCCGCACTGGTGGTTCGCCATCGTCAGACCGCCTGGTACTGGCCTCGGCCGCGGCGGCGGACCTTGCCGGTGCGTACGAGTGTGGCGAGCTGGCCGGTGAGTGTCCCGTAGGCGATGTCGGGAAGTTGTTCAGCGAGGTCGGCCGGGGTGAACGTCGAGGTGGGGTCGGAGGCGAGCACGGCGAGCACACGGTCCCCAGCGGTGTCGGGTCGGATCGTGCTGGTCGGGTGGTTCGCGCGGGCGTTGCGGTCGATGGAGACGACGTCGGCCTCGGCTGCTTCGGCCTCGGCGGCGTCCTGTGCGGCCAGGTCCTCGGCGACGGCCTCGGGTGGGGTGAGGTCGACGTGGATCGAGATGTCGTCGCCGACGATGTCGACCTGGGCGCGGTGGCCGCCGAGGCGGGCCCACAGTTCGGCGAGAGCTGCGGGCCCGGGGGCGGTCACGGTCAACACGACCGCCACAGCTAGAAGCCCTCGATCGGAGCGCCGGCGGGCGCGGCGTCGGGCAGCGGTGTGGCCGTCGCAGCCAGGTACTCGGCCTCGGCGGCCTGCACCCACTGCGCCTCGGCGGGGGTCGCTCGGCGCAGTGTGAGGGGGCCGTAGATGCCGACGGACTGGCCGCGGGGCACGGCGTCGACCTCGGCCTGGGTGGTGAGCTTCGGGCCCGACGCGGAGCCCTGGGCGTTGTACACCTGGGCGTGGTCGAGGGTCTGGGTGACGATGTCGCCGACCTGCAACTGGCCGAGGCTGTTCTTCGCTTCGATCCACTGGCCGAACGACGCGCCGCGCAGGATCATGCGGCACACGTCGCCTGCTGCGGGGACGGCGGCGGGCTGGTCCTGGCCGATGCCGGCGGGCATGGTGGTGCCCGGCATGACGACGATCGTGACGACGAGCTCCTGTCGGGGCTTGCCGTTGTCCTTCAACGCCGGCTGGCCGTCCTTGAGGACGTCTCGCTGCTGGGTGCGGACGACGGCGCCGACGACGGTGTCGCCGATGCGCTGGCGCTTCATGACGGGGACCCTGGGGCCCTGCGGTTCGTCGAGTGTGATGGGTGCCATTTCAGTGTTCTCCTCGTGAGTTGATGAGTTGGTGGTTCCATGCCATGCCCTGCCCGGCCCTGCCCGGCCTGGCCTTGCCCTGTCGCGCCACGCCGCGCCGGGCCCGGCCTGGCCTTGCCTGTCGCGCCACGCCGCGCCGGGCCACGCCTTGCCCGGCCTCGCCAAGCCACGCCCCGCCATGCCGCGCCGCGCCCGGCCACGCCCAGCCTCGCCGCGCCAAGCCGGGCCACGCCCAGCCTCGCCGCGCCAAGCCGGGCCACGCCCTGCCGGGCCGCGTCGGTCACTCGAACCCCACGTCGAACTGGTCGATGCGGAACCGGCCGAAGGTGGGTCGGAAATCGCCGACACCGACGAGCCGACCGCCCTGGGTGAGCACGTCGTGCAGGAACGCCGGCGAGATGTACTCAGGTGTCTGCACCATCAGCATCACCTGTGCGCTCCACCCGGCAGCGAACGCCGGGCGGAAACGGGTCACCCCCGCGCGCTGCACGGTCACCCGACGCTGATCGAGGTAGTCCCAGTCCGTCGCCGGTTCACCCGTGACCGCCGAGATGATCGGCGCCATGTCGGTCAGCGCGACGACACCGGCACGGAACAGGTCGAGCGCCGACTTGCGGGGCGACCGTGGGTCCTGACGGTACTTCGCTGCGCCGTTGCGTGGGTCGCACATGGCGCCCAGCAGGTACAAGCCGGGCAGGCAGATGATGCCGTCGTCGTTGCGCCACACGTAGGACTCGACGTTGTCCTCCTTCTTGGCGGCGCTCCCCTTCTTGGCTGCGGCCTTCTCGGCGACAGCCTCGTTGGACCACCGGTGGAACAGGATCGGGCAGTCCCCGGTGATGGTCACGGTGGCGACGAACGGCGCCTCGGTGAGCACGTCGTGCTCAGCGTCGTTCGTCGGTGAGCTCCCGCCGATGGCGGTGGTTCCGTTCTGACTGGTCATGAGTTGCTGGTCCTTCTGTGAGTTGGTGGAGGGGTCAGGCGGTGACGAGCGCGGCTGCACCGCTGTCGTCAACGGCGAGACGGTGCGACTGGCACACCGCGGCGAGCTGTTCGGCCTGGGCGATCGTCAACGTGCCGAGCAGCGCACCGACGCGGTGCACCGGCTGCTGGGCGTCGTCGCCGATGACGAGGGTGAGCGCCGCCCGTGGCCCGGTGTCGTCGCCCGCCACGTTCCCGGCGAGCATCGCCAGCTCGAGCGCAGCAGCAGCGATCGCCCAACGCCGCCGCGGTGTGCGCTGCCCGGCCGGCGACATCTTCCACGGCACACCGGCGGCGTCCGCCTCGTCGATCCAGCGCAGCACCTGCGCTTGCGCGTCGACATCCATCTGGGCGAGCACCTGGCGCAGCCACGCCACATCAGCGTCATCCGCGTGGTCGGTGGCCTCGCCCATCCGTTCGGCGTCGAGGTCGGCACGGCGCTGCGACTCGGCTGCCCGCGCAGCAGACACCTTCGGGTCCTCGTCACCGAACGGCATCTCGTGCTGGGCTTCGACCAGGTCGAGGACGCGTGCGATCTCGTCGAGCTGGGCGGCGGTCCAGTTGCCGGGCCCGCCCGGCACCTCCTTCGGTCGGGGCACGTCGGCTGGCCACAACTGGCCCATCGTCGTGGGCGCAGCAGTGTGGCCGAGGATCACGTCGATGCGGCGCAGCACCCACGCGACGCGGGCCTGGTGCACGACGGCGTCGAGCGCCGCAGCCAACGGGACGGGTTCGCCGGCGGCGGGAGCCGGAGAGGAAGGTGTTCCCGCCGCCGGCTGGTCCGGAGCCTCGCTGGGAGCAGCAGCAGGCTCGACGGACGTGACGGGGGCAGGGGTCGAGGGAGTCGCCGTGCCCTCATCACCCCTGCCCTCGATCGCGATGGGCACCAGCAGCCCTTTGCGGCTGCGCCACGAACGCACCTGCATCGCCACCTCGAGCGCCTCCGCTCCAGCGGCGATGTCCAGTTCGTGCACGTCGCACGCACCGGAGCCCGGCTGGACGTGCAGGATCAGCGCCGTGTCCCGGTCCACCTCAAGCATCGGCAGACGCTGATCCTCGCTGCCGTCCTTCGCGTCGCCCTGCACGTAGCGGGCGTCGGCCTGGGCGTAGACCGACAGCTGGATCGCCCAGGCGAGCGCACCGAACTTCACCGACGACCCCGTCTTCAGGTCCGCGATGCGCAACCGGCCGTCGCAGCGTCGGCGCAGGGTGAGGTCGGAGGTGCCGGCGATGGTGTGCCGGTCGAGCACCACCATCACCTCGCTCATCCCGTCGACGACCTCGTAGCCCGCGGCGTCGATCGCGGCTTGGACGGCGGCGACGTCGGCGGCGTAGCTGTCGGGCACCTTCCAGTCGGGATCGGCGTGAGCCTTCTCGACCATCGTGTGCAGCGCCGTGCCGAGGTCGCGGCGTGCGGTCGCGCCGCCGGCTTCCTTGGCGCGTTCGCACACCTTGTTGAGCTCGTCGCGGTCGTCGGGGTCGGCGGCCTGGACGAGGGCGAGCAGGTCGGGGCGTTGGGCGAGCCCGAGCGCGGTCATCCGGTTCGACCACGCCATGAGGTTCGCTGTGTCGTCGAGGGCTTTGGCGACGGTGGTGGCGCGGGTGTAGCCGACGGGTTTGCCGCCGCCGGGGGGCACCACCAGGTAGCGGCCCCAGCGGTCCCGGCGGGCGTTGTCGGCTGGCGCATCGAGCTGGATCGTCACGCTGTCACCACCGGCGGTGCGGGGTACTGCGCCCGGCGGGCCTGGTCGATGCGGCGGTGCTCCTCGATGCGTTCCGCCTCGGTGCGGACACGGGCGACGGTCGTGCCGTGCGGCGTCTCACCGGGGAGCGGTGTGGGTTGGCCGGTGGACCGGTGCCAGTCGCTGTGCGGGTCGTTGGCGAGGTCGGCGATCAGGTCGAGCGCGGCGCAGCGGAGTCGCTGGGCGATGCCGAGCAGGTTGTTGAGCCGTTCGCGGTCGTCGGCACCGGCGATGTAGATCGCGCCGGCCGAGACCCCGGTGGCGGGGTTGGTGAACTCGACGGACAGGTGCTGGTCGGTCATGACGAGCGCGTTGATCTCGTCGGGTTTGACGTCGTGGATCGTGGGTGGGAGGGCTCGTGCCATCTAGGCTGCTCCTTGAGTTGGTGCCCGCCGTGTGCTCTGCCAGGAGGACGGCGGGCGCTGCTGTTGTCGGGTGGTGTGGGCTCCGGGTCGGCCCCCAGCTGGAGGAACCTGTTGCCAACCCAGAGCCCGGTCAGGGCCGGTAGTGCGGGTCGTCGTCCCACATGTCCGGCAGGCGGACGACCGAGGCGACGAGCGCGACGGCGACAGCGAGGGCGGCGGCGGCGGCGAGGTGCTTCATCGGCGGGTCCTTCGTTCGTGGAGCGCGTAGAGGAACGTGCCGACGACCACCGACGAGGCGGCTACGGCGGCGACGATCAGGGCGGTCATCGGTCGCGCCGATCCCGTCGTGTTGGATCGGCGAAGAACACGGCGACGCCGAACACTGCGGCTGCGATGGCGCCGAGCAGGTAGATGAGCCAGGTCATCGGTCGTGTTCCCGATAGGGGAACCGGTGTGCGCCGAGGGCGAGCCGGTCGTCGGGCTCGGGGGCGAAGCCGACCCGGGCGAGCTGCACCGCTGCGCAGATGAGGGCGACGAAGGCGAGCAGGTGGCCGGTCGCGGCGTAGACCACGATGAGGGCCACGACGAGGACGAACGCGGTGACGACCTTCACGACGCCGCCTCCGGTGCTGGGACTTCGATGATCTGCAGGTCGCCCGCCAGTTCGGCAGCGTCGAGGGCTTCGCGCTGCTCGGTTCCGACGGCTGGCATGTCGGAGGTGATGAGCAGGTAGCGGACGTTCTGGCCGGTGCGTTCCCGCCAGGCGTTGAGTCGGTAGAGGTAGCCGAACACCTTCCATCGGTTGTCGGATCGCACCATGCCGGGCTGGGTCGCTGTGCGGGGCGAGCCCTTGCACTCGACTCCGAACTCGTCGCCCTTCCACGACTTGACCAGCAGATCGAACTCGACGCCGGACTCGTGGCGGTTGCGTCGGGCGACCACCGTCATGCCGTGGCTCTCGAGCCAGTCGGCGACGTGGTCCTCGTAGACCCGGCCGAACTTGGAGGCGTCGGACTGGAAGTCGCTCATCGGTCGACCCCCCGGTCGAACACGAGCACCAGCTCGGGCCCGGCGCGTAGGGCACCGTTCGCCCCTTGGCGCAAGTGCCCGGTGAACAGACCCTTGGACGACTCGGGCTCGAACCTGAGCCCGAGTTCGACGAGGGTGGCGACGTGCCAGGCGGCCACAAGTTGCTGTTCACCGCCCCTGATGTGGTCCTTGATGTTGAGCACGAACCGGCCGCCGTGGCGCAGGACCCGCACGGCCTCGGACCACGCCCGCTTGTGGAACTTCCGGTACTCGTCGCCCCACTGCATGGCGCCGGAGTTGTCGGCGTCGAGGGGGCGTCCGAGGTCATGGGTGTAGCTGCGGCGACGCTCTGGGTCGCTGGCGTTGTGGGAATCGGCGAGCCGGTTGCCGTAGGTCGGGCTCGTGCAGATGGCGTCGAAGTGGCAGTCGTCGAACGGCAGGTCGAGCGCCGAGCCGAGCACGGTGTCGGGGTGCAATTCCGCCCACTCCGGTTCGATCTCGATGCCGACCGTCGCGTTCGGCAGCTCGTGGATGCGGCCGGTGCCAGCGAACGGGTCGAGGACCAGGTCGTAGCCGTCGAGCAGCTCGGCGAAGATCTGGAGGAGGGCGTCGCTGTAGCGGGCCGGGTGTGAGATGCCGCCGCCGAGATCGGGCTTCGTGATCGGCGCCTCGGGCTTCGGCGCGGCGATGGGCTGGCCGTCGTTCTCGCGCAGCTCCTGTCGGAACTCCTCGACCGCGGCGCGTGCTGCGGCGGGCCGGTCCTCGGGTGCGGTGTCGACCGTGGCCTCGGCGACCCGTTCCTTGACGACCTCGAGGTGCGGCTTGAGCTGGCGGGCAGTGTGTTCGTTCACGGTGACGGACTCACCAATTGGTGAGTCGAGCTGAGCGGCCTGGGTCAGCGCGCCGATCACGGTGGCTTGGTTGAGGAGGCGATAGGCGTGCTGCTCGGACATCTGGAACTCGGCGCCGACGTAGGCCTTGAACGAGTCGTAGCCCAGCGCCCGCCACGCGCCCCGGTCGTGCGCCTCGGCCAGCAACTGCCAGAGGGCATCCGCCGTCGACCGGATGCGCTCGGTCAGCTGGCGCGCTTCATCGGGCGTGCAGTCCGCCACCACCTCGCCGGTGGTCGAATCGACCAGCCCGGTCACGACGCCGCCTCGGTGGAGCGGGCGGCAATGAAGGCGTCGATGTCGGCACGGCGGAACAAGCGGATGCCACTGACGACCTGGACCGGAACGATCTTGCCGGTGCGTTCCCAGTAGTCGACCGTGGTGCGGTGGACTCCGTGTTCGTCGGCGATCTGCCCCGTGGTGATGAGGTCCGTATCCGTCATGGGTAGGATTCTGCACATGACGAAGGGGTGCGTCAAGGTTCAATGTGGAGATTTCTCCACTTCACATGCGACCACTTGCATCATGTGTAGGAAAGGCGCACCATCGGGGGCATGAGCATCCAACTCGTACCTCCACTCATCGACGCCCCCAACGTCGGTGGCCGCATCAGGCAAGCGCGACGGCTGCGCGAGATGACCCAACAGCACCTTGCCGACGCCATCGGTTCCAGCCGCGAGTCAATCGGCGCCTGGGAGCGAGGCAAGACCTCGGTCCCGTTCGATGACCTGGTCGACATCGCCCGAGCCGTCCGCCTGCCGATCGGGCTCCTCGTCGACGGACTCGACGGTCAGCCACCGATCGGCCCCGGCGGCGGTGGTCCTCGGTGGGCCCCGTGGGACTCGAACCCACAACCAGCGGAAACACGGTCCGAACGCCACCTCACCGTGGTCGCCGAACTCGCCGACGCAGCCTGAGCAGATCACCCCAGTGGGAACCCTCCACCAGCTCCGTACCCTCGACCGTTCGGGAGAGGAAGATCACATGGTCGAGGACTACATCGCGCACCGGGTCGAACGATGCGAGCTCGCACCGTCGAGCGTCGTCAACATCCGCGCCACGCTGCTGCAATGGCATCGCCACGCCGGACCGGTCGACCACTGGACGCCGCCGGTCGCGACGAGCTGGTGCCACGACCAGATGATCCGACCGGGCACCCGCAAGATGCGCCGGGCCCGTCTGCGGCCCTACACCGCATGGCTGTGCCGCACCGGCCTGCTCGAGACCGACATCGCCGCGGACGTGCCACGGGTGAAAGTCCCGGCCCGTCCACCACGGAACCTCGACCGGGCAGCGGTCGCGCGTCTGCTCGCCGCCTGCCCCGACGACCGGGCCACACTCATCGTCACACTCATGGTGCAGTGCGGGCTCCGCTGCATCGACCTGTCACGGGTGCTCATCGAGGACATCGACACCGCCCGACACCGCCTCGACGTACGAGCCAAAGGCGGTAGCGGCGACGTGACCCACTCGGTGCACATCCCCGGCGAAGCATGGGAGCTGCTTGTGCCCTACGTGCGCAACCTCGGCCGCTCATCCGGCCCGCTCATCACCAACAACCGGCGACTGCAACCACACCCAATCTCCGCCGGCCATCTGTCGGTGCTGGTCCGCCGGTGGATCACCGACGCCGGCCTGAAAGCATTCCCCTACGACGGCGTCTCACCGCACGCGCTGCGCCACACCTGCGCCCAGGACATGCTCGACTCGGGCGCCCGAATCGACCACGTCCGCGCCGCGCTCGGGCATCGCACCGCAACCACGACCGAGGAGTACTACCTGCGACGCGAACCCCGTGGACTGGCCGAGTCGATGGAAGGACGCCGCTACGCCGCCTGACACCACCACCAACAGGGGATGACTTGGCCCCAGACGCGCAAGTAGCCTCCGTTCCTCGAAGGGGAACGGAGGCTGTCGCCGTGGATCATGTTGAGCCCGAAGTGCAGGCGGAGCGTCAGCGTCTGCAATGGCAGATGCTGTTCGTGATCGGGGTCGGGTTGGTGTTGTTCGGTTCCTGGGTGGCGGTGACCGCAATGTTCGACAACGACACCGTGTGTTTCGCCGGGGCGTTCGACTGCACCACCATCGACGACTCAGAGGACGTGTGGGTCGGGTTGGTGGCAACGGCGATCGGTGTGGTGGCGGCGCTCAGGGCGCGACGCGAGCTGCGTTAGAGGTGGACTGCGCCGTCCATGTAGATGCCGCTAGCACCGGACTGTGCGACGTTGAGCCACGCTACCCGAGTGGGTTTGCCCGGGGGGTTCTGTTCCAAGAAGTAGACGTTGCCCCCGACGTTCACCGGCTCATCGAAATACAGCATGTCCGACCCCGACTGGCGGTAGATCGGAGAGAACAGGTCGGTGGCGGGGTCGTACTCGGTGACGTTGTTGTAGCCGTCCCGACCCCAGTAGGCGCGCCCGTTGCCGCCGAGCACTCCACCAGGCCGGTGACGAGGAAGTGTGCTGAGGGTCGTGAATGTCTCGGTGGACTCATCGAACCGCACCGCGGGGGACGTGGAGACGGTGCTCACGCCGACGTGCACCCCACCGCCGAGATGCACCCACGGCGTATGCCCGTACAGGGTGAAGGTGTTGGTCATCGTGTCGATCTTGGAGAAGTTCAGAACCGAGTGTCTGGCGAAGTAAATGGTGGTGCCGTCCTGCCCCAACCACATCTGCGACCCATACCTTGCGCCGACGCCAGGAATCGTGATGATGCTGACCGGGTCGGTGAGCAGGTTGTAGGGACTCACAAGTGGATACACATAGATCCATTTGCCGGAATCCTGATACTTCGGCACGCCGTAGATGGTGTTGTTGTGCGGCACGTAGATGGTGTCGGACACCAACTGAGAGTTGTTGTAAGGGGGGGGATGGAACATCACCGCGGACAAGTCGCTCGTGTCGATGTGCAGCCAGATGCGCGAGGCGACTTGCGGGGTGGGGAGTTCGCGATCGCCGATCCATCGGGCCACGATGCGGTTGGCGCCGTTGTGCGACGCGACACCCCATCGTCCGACCCTGCCACCGAGCGGCGTGGACAAATCGAACGGATTAGCAATGTCCTGCACGGTGAACGTCTTGGATGCCGGATTGATGCGCACCACCCGGTTGTCGCCCCAGGGGGTGCCCCAGATGTAACCGTCGGGGCCGAGGATCGCGCCACCAAACGGGAATCCGGTCGCTATGGTGCCGCCGGTGACTGACGCGGTGTCGAACCAGATGGTTGGCTCGGCGGGGTCACGGGGAAACCAGAACAGCGTCGTGCCGACGCGCAGCGGGTAGCGGTGGTCGTGCCAGACGACCCCGAAGTTGTAACGCTCCTGTATCTCTAGCGGCATCGGATCATCTCACGGCGGTTGCGGCGGCGGAGGGGTCGATTGTTCCGAGGTTTCAGCTTCGGGCGGCGACCCACGGGACGGTCTGGGACACGCCGAGCCGCGTCGACGTGTTCGCCGACGAATGCAGCGAGTAGCTGCTCATGTCGGCGTCAGGGGTGGTCTGGCCGGTCGGCGTGGAGATGCCGCCGAAGGACGCTCCTCCGGCACCGGAGAACCGGGTGATGTCCGGCCTCACACCCCTCAACGTGACCGAGTTGTTGTTCGGGTTGTGGATGCCCACCAGGAACCGGGACCCGTCGAACGGGAAGTTGACGCCGTCGGACGGAACGACTGTCACCTGGTGGACCTGCACGAGCGTTCCGACGACATGCGACTTGGACCACCGCAACGTGGTCGGGAGCCCATGTTCGTCGGCGTTGTAGCAGACGACGTTCAGCGATTGGCCTGACGTGAGCGACGACGCCGTCACCTCAAAGATCAGCTTGGTGATCGTGTCGGTGATCCGGTAGTCGCTTGGGGCCAGCAGGCTGGTGCCGCCGTTCAGGGTCACGGTGGCGCTGGTGCTGTCGAAGCTGAACAGCGGCGAGCCGTAGCCTGCGTCGGGGCTGGACACGAACCGGGACGCCGGGATGATCCGCCAGTTGGTCGGCGGTAGTGCGCTGCCTCTTGAGCGTCCGACCCAGATGCGCTGTGCTGCATTGGCGCTGAAGCGGAAGCAGTCCCACGGCTGGAGGACAGGTACACCCAGCGGGAGCGAGTCGTCTGACTGGCAGGTCACGGTCACGGGACCGGGAGCGCCGACGAAATCGGTGAGGTTCACCACCTCCACCTCGGTGTTCTGCGATCCGATCGGCGGAAGGATGATCGTGCTGTTGGCGTCCAACGCCGACAGCAGGGTGGGGGCGGTGCCCGCACGGCCCATGTCGTGGACCGTCTGCCCAAGTTCGGTGTTGAGCACGAGTGGACGCTGGTAAGGGGTGAGGTCCGACTCGTAGTCGGCCGGAGTGAGTGTCACAGCGTCGAGTGTGTTGGTGTCCCAGCGGTCCGACTCGCTGTCGGCAGCAACTAGGAACAAGGTGCCGCCGTCGGAGCCGAGGTACTTGGGGCGGGCGACGTCGCCGGACCAGTAGGTGCGGTACAGCTCCTCGCCGCGCTGCTGGCTGTCCACGAGTTGGGGTGGGCGTCCGTCCCACTGGTTCACTGCGGACAGGTGGTAGTAGTAGGTGCCTCCGTCCCTAACGCCCGCCGCGAGCACGCCGTAGCCGTCGTCGTGTTCGACCACGTCGTAGCCCTGCCATGAGATGAGATGGTTGGGGATGAGCGGTGCCGGGTCGCCGCTGGCGCTCCATGCCGTGCCGGTCCACTTCTGGAACGGGGCTGTCTCGATGGTCGCCAGCGGGACACGCCCGACAGCGACCCGGACGAGCGTCCCGTCGGTTAGGCGGTCGGTGAAGAAGATGTAGGCGTAGGTGCCGTCGGTCACCGTCGGGCCGGGACCCTGGGGCGCGTTGAAGGTGGGTGTGGCTTGCACCTGGGCACGGGTGATCTGCGGCATGACAAGCTCACGGACCCACGACCAGGTGTTGCCGCGGTCGGTGGATTTGCCGAGGCCGAGGTACTGGTACTCGACGCTGCCGCCGAGCAGTTCTTCGGTGTGCAGGATCACATAGAGGGTGGTGCCGGTGTCGATGATCGGGCCGCCGCCGGTCCACACCGACGCGACAGGGTCGCCCGCCACGAACTTGATCGCAGACCGGTTGAGCGCCGGGTCGTTGCCGACAACTTCGGTGAGCGTGATTCCTTCGCCCACGCCGACATCGCCACCGGGGCCAGCCATGTAGACGGTGCCGCCCTCGGCGAAGAACCCGCACGACGAACCGTCGGGCCAGGAGTTCAGGTTGCGGCCACCGTTGGCAATCGGGTCGGTGAGGGTGTCGTGGTCGAAGATGGTGGTGCGACCGGTTGACGCGACACCGTCCCGTGACGCCGCCCCACCACCGCCGGTGCCGCCGACCTGAACGGTCCACGTCACCGACGGATCATCAACCGCAATCCACGTCACCTCGGTCTGCGTCGTCGTCCACGTCGTCGTCATCAGGGCTCCACTGCCACTTGATCCACCACCGACAGATGATGGGTCAGCACCGTCGTCACGTCGCCGGCCACCTGGACCGACAGCTCGAACCAGTACGAACCGGGATCGAACGTTGCGGTCACAGTGTCACCGATGTGCCACGCCAGGTCGCCAGTGCCGAAGTTGGCGGTGATCGTCAGGTTCGCTGTCACACCCTCGGCGGTGGTCGACGTGGCAACGAGCTCGCCGGTCGACACATTGTCGCGACGCAACTGCGCGAGCGGGTTCGACCAGTTCGACACGTTGTCCGTCGTGGTGAATGACCACCGCCAGTCGTCACCGACGACGCGGGTCCACAACCGGTCCTCAGCGGTCGCCATCAGCTGCGGGTGCTGGTGTTGACCGCTGCGAGCCCGGTCGACAGGACCGCCGCAGCGAGAGCGACGAACAGCGGGGCCTCGGCCTCGCTGATGACGCCGTACGCGGTGAGGATCGGGATGACGGCGGTGACGATCCGATAGATCCACGCGCGGGTTGCTTCGTTCATATTGGTGGGTTCCTTCGTGAAGTAGGACGTCACTGGTGGACCTCCTGTGGTTGCTTCGAGGTTCGACAGGTGTCGGTCACGCCGCCTGTTCGAGGATCAGCAGGTCGTGGTGCCAGATGCCGAGATCGGGGATCACGACTCGTGGGTCCATGCAGTCGCGCACCTTCGACCCGTGGTCGGGGTGGGTGCGGTCGCTGACGATGAACCCGTACTGCTTGGCGGCGTTCACGAACGTGCGCTGCTGTGCGGTCAACGGCTTCGCCGGCATCCAGTCGTGGCGCAGCACAAGCCGCATCCCTGCGACGAGCGGGCAGTCCCAGAACGTGCCGTCGGTGCCGCGGGCAGGCCAGCGCACCTCGCGAGCCGAGTAGCGGTCGGCGACGAACCACATGGCGTGGTCGATGTGGCAGCGGGCGTACTCCTGGGGCCGAGCGATCCCAGCGACGAGCGGCAGGTTCGACGCGGTGACACCCTTCGGTGTGGCGTCCCACGGCCGGGTCAAGTCCCACGCGACAACGGTGCGCGCCACCCACTCATTCGGTCCCGCGCCGACTCGAGGCCGCATCGCACCGCATTCCCACATGAGCTGGCGGTCACGATCGAAGCCGATCCACTGGTTGTCCTGGCGCCCCGTCGGATCGTCGTACCGGCGCACCACCTTCGGCAGCGGCACCAGGAACTTCTTCCACGTCCACGGCATCAGGTCGGCGCCCTTGGCCTCGCCGGTCTCCCACACGGTGCACAGCGGCTGGCCGGTCACGTCCTGCCACGGCGTGCCGCCCCACACGTTGCCTGCGGACATGCCGCCGACGGTCGTTCGGACCGGCGCGTCCCACAGCGCGTGCCATTCCGCTGTCGCCTCGGTGTCGATGCCGAAGTGCGACACCGGCTCATGCCACGGCGCGTCGGCCCACAGTAGGTCCTCGACGTCGGGGCACTCGTCCGGCCGCCACGTCGCCCAGGTGCGTGCCTCCCACGGCTGCTGCAGACGACCCTTGCTGTCCCACCACCCACGCCACCTCAGCCCGGTGTGGCGGGCGTGGTCGGCGTCGAACGTGGTGACCGGCATCTCAGCCGAGCCCCGTGTACCAGCGCCACTGCTCGTCGGTGTCGAGGGTGAGCTCGACGAGCGGCCGGTTGGCCTTGCGGTACGCCTCGCGCACCTTGACGAGCTGCGCCACGTTGAGCCCGACGGCCCTGTTGTTGACGAGGTGGGCGATGCCTTTTCCTGTGCGGATCACGATCATGTCGTCGTCCTCCTGAAGCAGCTGCTGGATCGCCAGCAGGTCGATGGCCGTGGGCCCCGGCGACGGCTTCGCCGCCTGCGCCGGCGGAGCGGCGGGTGTGGGGCGACCGGCGAGCACGGAGCGCACCAGGTCACGGGTGAGGGAGCGGGCGGCGTCCCAGGTGAACTCGATGTGGAGATGGTCGTAGTGCGGCACGGTGCCGGTGTAGCGGGCACCGGTCGGCGCCTTGGCTGACCAGATGCGCTGATCCCAGATGATCAGCTGGATGCCCAGGGCACGCACGTTCGGCAACAACGCCTCGAGCAACCGCCAACCCTTCGGATTCGCCCGGCCGTTCACGAGCGGGAAGCCGGCGTCACCGGCACGGCCCTCGCCGTGCACCGACGGCGCCGACGAGCCCCGCACCTTCCGGAAGTTGTAGATGCCCATGTTCGACGCGCCGAACAGCTCGCCGACCACTGCCATGAACGCCACGACGCCCGGCTGAGCCTTCTTCGCGTCACGTCCAGAGGCGGGCTCGTACCGTGGGAAATCAGCCATCAACCAGGCACCCCGACTCGTAGACCGGCGGGAACGCGTCGTGCAACGCCCACGCCAGCAACCGCTGACAATGCAACTCCGTCATCGGGCCTCTCCATCGGTTCACTGCGGCCTCGTCGGCGGTGGCGGCACGTCGATCCCTTCGGCGTGCAACGCCGCGGCCAGCTGGTTGATCCGCAGGTCGCACCACTCACGCTCCACCCTCAGCTCTCGGCGCAGCGCGTCGACTGCCACTTCGAGCCGGTCGCCGCGTTCGCGTTCGGCGGTCAGGTCGGTACGCATCGACGCCACCTGGTCCAGCGCGCTGCTCGACAGCTTCGCGGCGGCGTCGGCACGGTTGCCGGTCCGGTTGCCGACGATCCCGGCGATCACACCGACCGCGCCGATGAGCGCGACCCAGACCTGCGTCGTCCACGACCCCATCAGATGTCGCCCCCGTCACCTTCGTCGCCTTCGCCCAATGCTGCGTCGAGCACCGCCCCGACGTGGGCGACCTGCCGGCGCAACTGACGCATCCCAGCGAGCGCCACCCAGATCATCGCCGGATAAAAAAGGATCGCAGCTGCACGCCGAAGCTGGGCCGGACCCTCGAACGGCGGCGGCAAGTCGGCGACGAGCTGCCACCAATACGACGCCGCCATTGCGATCAGTGCAACACCCAGCATCCAACGGGCGGCTCGCGTGGAATGTGGGCCACGCCAGCCCCACACGAACACGGCCACCGCAGCAGCGGTCGAGGAGGCCGCGACCCACCACAAGCCAAACAGGTTGTCGAGCAGGCTCACCGCTCGATCCTCTCGCCAGGGGTGATCATCTCGACTGGGACACCGCTGCGTAGACGGTGATCTGCTGATGACCGACCGTGTTCAGGTCGAGCGTCGCGACCGTGCGCGGGTCGAACACCTCATCGACAGTCTCGTCGATGTCCAGCAACTGGAAGCCCGCCGCCGTCGTGCCCGTCAAGTTCACCGTCGTCGTTCCGATCGTCACATCCACATTCGACGTGCCGCCGGTCCCGTCGTTCACCCTCGCCAACACTTTGTGCACCAGCCCCTTGCCGGGCATCGTTCTCGACACCGACGCACCGGCGGACTGCCCGATCGCGTCGAACAACACGATCTCGGTCTGGTTCAACGGCGGAGACGCCGTCGGCTCGGCACGATTGATGCCCTGTGCGACCTGCGACTGGCCCGACAGACCACCCCTAGTCGACCTGGCGATCCACCGCTGCACCCTTGTTCCGGCATCCTCGACGTACGACCCGCACTCCACGATCACGTCGTCCAACATGCCCTCGGCGTCCATGCGGCAGGTGATCGCCTTGACCGGCGTCAACGTCGTCGCGTTCAGGTTCGACGCCTGCGGAACCGCCAGCGAGGACCACTTGTTGTAGCCGACGTAGGGAACGTCGGCATTGGGCATGTCGCGCAGCTGCTTGAACGTCGCCACATCCACATCGACACCCACACTGGACAGGAGCGCGTCAGCGAACTCGATCGCTATCGCACCAGATGTGATGTGTGGAACACCGAGCACTTCCCAGCGAGGTTCGGCGGGCAGCACCGCCGGCCGTTCGAACCAGCCGGCGTCGTACCGCACCAGCAGCGCATTGAACGGAGCCCTCCGCTTCTCCCATTCGAGCTCGGAGATGTTCACGATCGACGGGTTGGCGATCCCGGCGGTTGACTGGCCGGCAGTGAGCGTCACCGTCGGTGTCGTCGTGTGAGTGCCTTTCTCCCACACCTTCAACGTCTTGGTGGACGCAGAGCAGTCAAAGTCGATGTAGACGTCCGACAGTGCTTTGAGGATGTCCCACACGCTGTCGTCGCCGATGCGTGCCGTGACCGCCGAAGTGCCGGACACGTCGTTGGAGTCGGTGTCCGCGGTGGCAGTGAAGTCGAACGTCCAGTCGTTGAGACTGGGGTGGTCGGCCTTCAACTTCAGCAGGATCTCCGTCGCTGTCATGTAGTCGCCGGACGGTGGCCGGACACGCATCGCCGTGGACGACGCAGCAACCAGTGGGCCTTCTGGGCCAGCGGTGATCTGCCAGATCAGCCCGGCGTCAGCGGCGCCGCGCTTCTCCGCCTCGAAGCACAACAGGATGTAGCCGGCGTTCACGACAGTGAACTCGACCCGCTGCTTCTCGCCGTAGCTCGCGTTCGAGCCCATGCGCTTGCCGTTGATGTAGGCGGCGGCGTCATACGCGGCGAAGTCGAGGACGTAGCCGCCTGCCGACAAGTTGACCCACTGGTAGAAGAACCGGAACTCGTTGTTCGGACCTGGGGATGCCGACCAGATCCAATCGGCGCCAAGGTTGCGCATCCCGCCCGGCAGACCGGGCCACACCGACGACGTCTCACCGTGGTCAGCGAGCTTCGTCGCCAGCGACCATCCGGTCGACCGGTCGTAGTCAAGGCCGTACCAGTCCATCGGTCGTTCGTCGATCGCCGGGGCGATGTCCGCGATCGCGCCCGGCGCATCCGACGACGCCGGCTTCGCACGCACCTTCGCTTCGGCCAGCTCGACGAGCATCCCGCGGCCGGACACCGTCACCGACTCGGCCCCCTCGTCGCTCTCCGACACAGGCGTGCGCCGTACCCGGTCGATCACACCAGCGAACCTGGCAGCGCCACCCAGCCCGAACCTGACGATCCGACCGAACGTGCACGCCGACACCGCCGGATCGGACAGCGGCAACTTGAACGACCACGTCCCCATCTCGTTCTGGGCGTCCTGCCACGTCGCATCGAACGCGTTGGCGAGCGTGTCGAGCGCCGCACCCGTGTTGCTCGACGCGTAGAGCGCGAGGTCGACAGGCTGAGCCGGCATTACTGGAACCGTCCGCTCGGAATGCTGATCTCCAGCACTGCCCGCACCCACGCACCGTTCTCGCGCAGATCTGACACCTGCAGGCCGGTGACATGGATCGGTTCAGTCAACGTGCCCCCGCCGGGCACGGTCAGCACCGCCGAACGGGTGCCGTCTGTCGCCCCGGTCGGAGCCACAACGTTGTCCCGCAGGTAGGCGATGTTGGTGTAGATGCCCTCGAGCAACGACGGCGACGCCGCTCCGGTGCGGTCGACGTCACCGACGATGATCATCCGCAACGACTTGCGGGTCGCGGTCGCGTACCGACGCACCGGCAGTGTGCCGGTCGCACCGGGCCGCACCCGGTCCTGGCCACGCTGATCAGCGGGCAGCCACAGCTCGTAGAGGTTCTGCACCTTCCACGCCGGACACATCATCGCGACAGCGCCGATGGTGAGGTTGCCGGCGGCGGTGTTGTAGGTGACCGGCATCACGCACCTACCAGGTACGACGCGTCGCGCAGCTTGCGCGCCGACTCGGACGCCGCCGTCAACGGGTCGGGTGCGATGATGTTCTGTTGCACGGTCAACGCGTTGCCGCCGCCGGAAAGCAGTCGCTCGAGCCCACTGATGAGCCGATCGGTGTCGGCGGCGCTCATCACGAACCCGTCGGTACTGGGCCGGAACAGCTCGCCGCCCAACGCTGGCTCGTTCACCCAGTACGGCATCCCGGCGTCCACTGGGCCACCGACCGCACGGTTCGGGCGCCTGATCGGTTGACCCGTGTACGGGTTGTAGCCGTTGCCGCCGGGGCCAGCTGCGCCGAATGCAGCCGTGCCACCCACGGACTGCAGCAAGCGTCGACCCTCGTCGGACAGCCGCAGGTCGATGGTGACTCTCGGGTTGAGTTTGCCGATGTCTTGGTACAGCCGCCCCACATCGATGCGGGCAGGGTCCGTATTGGCGCCGACGGGGATTCGGGCCGGCGGCTTGGACTCCTCATCGTTCTTCCACTTGTCGACCTCGTCCGACGCAGGCTGGGTGTCACCGAGCCCCATCGCGATCAGCAGCGGGTCCTCGATCGACCCGTCCTCCTGGTCCTTCACCCACAACTCGATCAGGTTCGCCGCATCAACGAAGCGGCCTTCGGCGATTGCCACACCGACCTGGGTGTTGATCTCGTCAGGGATGCCCGAGGTGCCGTCGGCATTCGTGTAGAAGTCGCGCAGCAACGTCAACTTGGCGATCGCCTCGTCGGTGCCCGAGACGACAATTGCTGTTTCCACCTGCTCTGGTGTCAGCCCGATCGACTCCAGCAAGTACTGGACCTGGTCGTCCGCAACACCGGCAGCCTCGAGCACGTCGACAAGTCCGGCACGGATCTGGTCAGCCTTGGCGACCGCCGCCTCGGCCCCCTGGAACTGCAACGCCGCAGCGATCGCCGCCTGTGCATCCTCACCCACGGCGAGCACGTCACGCAGCGCCTCTACGGCCTCGTCGGAGATGTAGCCGAACCCCGACGCCACTTCTTCGAAGTTCACCTGAGTGAGCGCACCCATGCCGTCGATCAGCGCCTCGGTCGAGTCACTCAGGTCGAGCGTCGCGCCGAGCAGGTCGTCGATCGCCGACGAGTTCTCGATCGCACCGAGGAAGCTCTTGGCCCGGTCGGCGGACAGCTTGAACATGTCACCCGACAGCTTGATCAGCTTGTTGGCGCTGTCCAGCGACTCGCTGAAATCGGCGGTGCTGTCGGCTGCCTCGTCGATGCCGTTGCGGTAGCGGTCGATGCCGCCGGTGAACCCGGACAGTGACCTGTCAGCCCCCTGCGCGGCGGCACCTGCGTCGTCCAGCCGGCTGCCGTACACCTCAAGGATGTTGTTGAGGTCAGGCAGAACGTCGGCGTTCTCCGGTAGCAGCTTCACCGCCCCCAGCGTTTCAAGCGCGGCGCGCGCCTCTTGGATGTTGCCGCCCTCGATCAGCTGCGCGATGGCCCGTTCGACGTTCGCGATCGACGCGCCGTAGCCGTCCAACCCGACAACGACGTTGTCCGACAACGGCTGGAACAACACGTCGCCGAGCGACTTGTACGACTCACCAAGTGCGTTCAGGCGGCTGAGCGTCAGCTCGACGTTGCCCTGCGGAATGTCCAGCCTGAGCCGGTTCAGCGCCGCCTCACTGGCGCCAGCGTCACGAGTCAACCGGAACAACGCATCAGCCAGCAGGTACACGCCGCCGACCGCCACTGCACCGCCGACCACCTTGCCCATCGCCGACGCAGCCCGACCGGTGCGCGTCATGTTGCCTTGAGCGTCCTGCATCCGTGAGCCGAGATCTCGGAACGTGTCCACGGCCCGCAACGCACCGCCGACCAGAACCGACAATCCACCGACGGCAGTCGCGCCGACAGCGCCGATAGCACCAACGCGCCCGATGAAGTTCTGCGTCTCGGGCGACAGGTTCTGGAACGCTCCGAGCACATCGTTGGCCGCGCCGACCAGCTCGGAGAAGACGGGCACAGCGCCCTCACCGAGCCCGATCTTTAGGTTTTCGATCTGAGCGGCAAACGAGCGGGTCTGGTTCGACAGCGAGTCCTGTGTCCTGCCGAAGTCGCCTTGCGCGTCGGTCGTCTGCTCGAAGATCTCAGCCTGCGCCGCCAGCACCTTCGCCTGCTGGTCGAGCGCCCCGACACCGTCGTAGATGCCGAGCTCCATCGCTTTCGCCTTCAGCGTCGCATCGTCGAGCAGCACGCCGTACTTGCGGATCGGCTCGGACTCGCCTCGCAGCGCTGCACCGATCGCCGTGATCGCTTCCTCGGTCGACGTGTTCTTGAACGATGCCAGGTCGCCGGCGAGCTGTGTCAGGTCGGTCGAGAACTTTGCGAGGTCGTCGCCGGCAAGCCCGGCAGCCTTGCCGAACGTGCCGAACGTGTTCGCAGCCTCCACCGCCGCACGCCGCGACAGGCCCGCCGAGTCCAGCGCCGACTTACCGAAATCCTCGACCGCCTCAGCCGAGTCACCGAAGATAACGCCCGCAGCCGACGCCGCTTCCTCGTAGTCTCCCGCCGCCTGCGCCAACGCGAAAACGCCGGCGGTAGCAATACCGCCGGCGAGTGCAATCTGAGTACCACCAGAAACCAGCCCGGCGGACAGCTTCTTCACGCGATCATCGGTTCGACCGAGCTCGCGCTCAGCGGTCGCGCCGATGCGGGAGAACTCATTGACAGCACCCTTGCCGTCAGCCGTGACCAGGATCTGCAGCCGTTCGGTCAGTGCCACGAGGTCACCCTTCGGAATCATTCAGCAGTCGGAGGTCGCGTGGTGACTGGCGCCTGGTCTGGTCAGGCGTCCAGCCGAATCGGCGGGCGCAGTAGATCACCCAGGCGTCCCCGTCTCGCCCCCCGCTTTTGGGTCGGGCATTCCGTCGGTGTACGACGTCGGCAGGTCGTCAGGGACTTCCACGATCACTCCGTCGTCACCAATCAGGTCGCGAGGCGTCAACGGTGCAGGGTCGCAGCCTTTCTGAGCGCAGCAGGCGGCGTAGATCATGCGGATCGACTTGGCGTCCCACGCCGGCAGCGTGATGAGTTGGGACCAGCGCCGACCGGTGTCGGCCTCGAGCTGCTCCAGAACCTCGAGGGGCAGGTCCATGAGCTGGACCTGCCCCCCCGGTGTGTTGACGGCAAACGGCATCAGGAGATCCCGACACCGATGATGTTCGAGGACGCCGCCCAGTTGCCGGACAGCTCGATGGCACCGTCGACCGCAGCCGAGTAGCTAGCGTCGAACAGGCCCCTACCGAACCAGTACTTCGACGTGTCGTTCGTGTCGGGGTACAGGTAGAACTTACGGGCGTTGTTCACGCCGTTGTCGATCGCCGCTGCGTACGCCGACGCTGTGGCGTCGTCGTACAGGCCGGCGAACGACCCGGAGCTGTCGGGGAGTCCCGCGAGGTACTGCTTGTTCGTGTCACCGAAGCAGGTGGCGTCGACCTTGTCGGTGGTGAAGTCGATCGACCACTGGCGCAGCGACGCGATCGGAACGGCAGCGGCGTTGCCGTTGGTGCTGAAGTCGGCGTAGAGCCGACCGGTGCGGCCGTGCTTACGGGCCATGATTGAACCTCCGGGTTCGTAGGGGTGTTGCTTTCAACCGGCCCGCGGCCGGAGAACAGCGAGGTGACGGCCCCTCGAAGTCAGATCAGGGCGAGCAGCTGCTCCGCCCGATTCGCGAACGTCCAGTCCGCCACCGCGAGGCGCGCAGCCCGTGCTGCTTCGTCGCGCTCCTGGTCGTGTTCGACCCACCACCGCAACTTTTCGCCGAGCTCGTGCGGCGTCGAGAACGACGGCAACATGGGGAACGTCTCGTCGGACTCGGGGCGCGGGTCGCGCAACCAGAAGCAGCCGATGGCGGACAGCTCGACCTCGCGTGGCCCCATGCTCCAGCCCTCTGCGAGCGACGGCATGTTCGCTTCGCGACGGTAGAGGTTGAAGCTGCACTTCGTGGATCGATACAGGTCGGCGGTGCGGTCGTTCGGCCAGCACTCGTCCAGTTCGTGAATCACGAACGGGCGCAGCGGCGAGCTGTCGTCGAGCGCCTGCCAGTTGCCGGCGAGGATCACGTCGAGCCCCGACCAGTCGACTTTCTCCAGGAACTCGATGCGGGACGGATAGCCGGTGCCGACGAAGCACACGTCGGATCGCAGGTCGTCGATTGCTGGAGCGACATGGTGGACCGCCGGGTCGTAGGAGTGCGGCAGGTACACCGAGTTGGGTTGCACCATCTTGAACGTGTCGAGGTTCGTCGGGTCGTTGACCACGTTCAGATCAGCATGTGGTGCCAACTGCAGCTGTCGGTCGTCCTCGTACGGCGACTCGGTGTGCAGCACGACGACCTTCATGCCCCGCGACCTGAACAGGTCCATCGTCGCCGGTGGCATGTAGAACCCTGACGTGACGAACACGACGTCGGGCCAGAACCTCATCGCGGCAGCCTCGACGGCCTGCATGGACAGGTGCTTCACGGTGTCGTTGTCGAACGCCCGCACGTACCCGTCGTCGGTCTTGATCTCGGCGGTCGAGTAGAAAGTGAGCCGGTCGCCCAGGTTGTAGTTGATGATCTGGTGGCCGGCGTCGGCGAACGCGCGGCGCCAGCCTGCGTGAACATCGGCCACCGAGAATGCTGGGCCGGGTTCGACCATCAGGATTCTCACCTGAACACCTCGCCCAGCGCCCGGAACTGCGCTGCTTGGTATGCCGATGACGCCCGCCCGGTGCCGTTGCGGAACCCTTCGGTGAAGGTGCCTTTGCCCTTGGTGCCGGGATGGCGGGCGTAGGTGCGCAGGTTCGACCCGATGGTCAACGCCTGCTTCTTGCCTCCCCTGCGGCGTGAGCTGCTGCGGTTGTTGCGGTTGCCTCTGGCGATCGACGCCAAGGCGCCGGGGTCGTAGCCCGACAGGTCGCCACCTTGCCCTGCCATCACCGAGAACAAGGTGAGCATCTGGCCTTGCCTGCGGGTGAGACCAGCAGCGATGACGTGCGGCCGTGCACCGTCCTCCAACACTCGCCACACACCCTTCGGTCGTGGTTCGACCTTGGCGGTGACGACCGGGCCACTACCCTGCACGTCGTAGCCGGCGTTCAACTTGACACCGTTGCGTCCCCAACGTGACAGGCGCAGGTCGCCGCCAGAATCGCGGCGAGCCACCTCGAGCAGCGCCACCTTGTATGCCATTGCAGCGGCTTGCACGCCACCACGATTCTCACCTGCGATCGCAGCACCAGCCCGCTGCAGCTTCACTGCCAGTTCAGCTGGCGACTTCGACACACCCATCAGTCGACGACCTCGACGGTCACCGGTGCCCCGTAGTAGATGGTGCCGGCGTACTCGTACAGGCCGAGACTGCCGATCGTCGGCACACACAGCGCCAGGTCGTCATCATCCTCGATCACCGATGGCACCGATGCCGTCACGTTTGGGTCGACCAGATCATCCACCTTCGCCATCTGGTCGATGTGGTTGTGTGATGCGAGTACATGCACGATCACGCCGACCTGCCAGCCGCCGTCGTTCGTGATGCGCTGCCGTTCGATGTTCGCCACTACGGCGCACGGCGTGACGATGTTGTCGACCGGATACTCGAACACGTTGAGCTGCGGCAGTTCGCGCAGCTTGTCGGCCAGCGACGCGCGAATCTGGGCGTTCGTCGTCATCCGATGCCCACATGGTCGGGATGGACGTAGGGACGCAGCAGCCGCTTCGCTGCCGACGGCATGTCACGCGGCGCGTACATGACACCTGTCAGTTCGTTGCCAGCGACACCGAACGGCGCATCCTTCAGCTTGGCAAGCTCGGCCACGATGATGCGGGTGGCCTGCGTGACCTCGGCGGGAACCGACGGCCAGCCCCACACGCCGGACACCTCGATGAGCCCGGTGCGTCCTGACGGGACATGCATCTCGAAGTCGAAGCCGTTCAACAGCCGAATCTCGGTGAACGGCTCGGCCTGTGGTGCACGAGCGGTAGCACCCACCGGAGCGAGCTGGTAGTTGCTTGCCGACCAGGTGGTTTCGTAGGTGCCGTCGCCGTTGTCGTCGGACTTCAACGTGACCAACGTGGTCAGGTCGTTGTAGGTGCCGAGCCGCAGGAGACTCGGCGAGGTGGCGTCGAAGTAGCGGGCCACCGGCGCACCCTGGGTGCCGGCACGGTAGAAGTGACGACCGCAGAACCTGTCGACCGCTCGGGACGCCGCGGTGACAACGTCATCGATGATCCCGGCCGAGTCGGCGAACTGTGCGCCGATGTAGTCCTGCGCCTCCTGCAATGACAGGTAGCCGTTCGTGATCGTCACATGGCCTCCTGGCAGCGGTGCTCCCAATCACCGAGCCGGTACGTCCAGGTGACTTGGGGGATGCAGCGGAACCGTGCGCCGTGTTGCAGCGCCCGTTTCCACAGGTCGTGGTCCTCGTTGGGCACGTCGGCGAGCCCACCGAGCTCGAGCCACATGGAGCGGCGAACAGCGGCTGCCGATGCGATCCAGTTCGCGTCCATCAGCGTCTTGAGTGGGTAGATCCGCTGAAGGTCTGTGGGATGTTCAAAGTGGCCAAGCGGATCGATGCGCGGCCAGGTGTAGACGATGTCGTAGTCGTCGCCGAGGTTGTCGGCGATCGTCTCGAAGTGGTCCAGGTCGAACAGGTCGTCGTCGTCGCAGCGGAACACCCACTCGGTGTCCGCTTCTTCGACGAGCCGGTTCAGGATCGGCGCCGGCCCCTGGCGGTCCCAGTCGGTGCCGACGAGCCATCGCGGCCTGACGGTCTGTCGGGCGATGCACTGTGCGAGCTCGTGCAGCAGGTCTGCACGCTCGGGAAGTGTCGCCGTCACCACCGTGAGCGGGATCACTGGAACTCCGGCGTGAGCCACCACACGACCGACGCCAGCACCAGCGCCGGCAGCCACTCGACCGGCACCACCTGCACCGCCACCAACGCCACCAACGGGCCCGCAGCGGTGTGCACCAACCGGTACAGGTCGGTCGCAACGGCGAGCTGTGCGTACGCGACGACGAGCACGGCGGCGAGTTGCCACGACGGCGACCAGACGGCTGCGACGCAGCCGCCCCACTGGGTGACCATGCGAGGATCGCGCCACTTGCCAGCGTGATGCTCCCACGCGGACCGGACAGGGTGGTCATGCACTCGGCGCAGCACCGGCTCCGCTGTCACACGATCCAGTTCGGGCCGGTTGAACCAGCCGATGACCAGGGGTGCCACCAGTCCGGCAAGCATGACCGGGTGCCACGCCCACAACGCAGCAAACACCGGCGACGTCTCCTTGATCGACCCGGCCACCACCACCAAGGCGACAGCAAGTGGCCACCAGCCAGCCTCCAGGGCAGCCACCGCGACGATCGACAGGCTCATGGCGGGAAGGTCGACACCGACCGGGCGGACAACATGGGGACCCCACACGCCCGCCAGCGACACGACGAGCACAGCCGCGGCCAGCATCTGCTGCCACACCAATCCCGCCTCGAACGCCCACCACACCATGCCGCCGAACGCGACCGGCCACGATGCGAACCAGACCGCCCACCACATGCGGACGTCATCTCCGCACACGTTCGGCAGCAGCCAGCGCAGGTTGAACGGGCGGGCTACACGCTCGCCCTGACCGGCGAGGATGTAGCGGGCCGAGTCGGGACCGAACCGAACCTCACGCATAGCTGTTTGCGTCAGAGTCGCGATCACGGAGGGTCGCCGGCGTCTCCTTGGTTGACGACGGCCACCACACCTTCGGCCCTTTGTGGTGCCCCACCTGCGCCGTCGTGTCGACGTACGTCTTGTAGCCGGCCTCGCCCGCACGCAGGCAGAACGACACATCCTCACCCAACGCCCACTCGATACCGCTGGCGCCGGTGCGAATGTCGAACCCGAACCAGCAGTTCTTCGACCCGCCGGACTTGTCGAACATGTCCTGAAGCACCGAGCGGTGCACCAGCAGGCACCCGGTGCCGGTCGCCGCCAGCTCGAGCACCTGATCGGCGTTCCAGTCCAACAACACCTTGGTGATCGCGTCGGGGTCGTGGATGAACATGGTCGGCACCGGCCCGTCGGCGGTGACGATGACGCACAACGCGCCGAGGATCTTGAGGTCCATCTGCACCGCACGGGCGACGAGCCGGTGCAGCAGGTCCGGCGGGAACACCATGTCGGTGTCGCAGAACCACAACCACTCGCACTGCTCGTGGTCGGGGTTGTGCAGGAACTCGTCGACCAGTCGGTTGCGGGCCTTCGCCAGGTTCGCTGTCGCTTCGATCGCCACGTAGTTGTGGAGCAGTCGAAGGTCGAGCGGTGTCGGCGACTCGGGCGCACCGGCCGCTTCCCACACCTGCACGGCACGTTCGCGATCCCAGATGTCCAGCTCGACGAACGAGCGCAGGAACCTGGTCGAGATGTCGTGGCCGGTGCTTGGGAACGCCATGAGGACGCGACCAGGCAGGCCATCGTTTGACGGCATGACGACTCCTTGATGACGGCATGTGAGGGTGACGGCGGTGCGGGACCGGACCAACGTGCCGTCAAGCGAGGTCCGGTCCCGCGATGTTCAGCAGGTCAGGTGAGGACCTGCTTGAACCCGGTGCCCTGGAGCACGCAGGACGCCACGGGGTAGCGGCCGGCGGTGAAGGCCGAGTAGCCGTAGACGACCATCTGCACCGACAGGTTCGAGCCGAGGACCTCCTCGAAGCGGAACCCGAGCGGGGAGCCTTCCTGCTCCATCAGGATGTTGTCGGCCCGACGGGTGATGATGATCCGGTCCTCGTCGGTGCTGGCGCCGAGGTTGACCGGCACGTTCGCGTCGGACAGCACCGGCACGCCTGCGATGGAGCCGACGAAGTTGACTCCGGCAGGGGAACCCGCGCCGACGACGTTGTCGCCGGTGTACGGCGCGATCTCCAGCAGCGGACGGCCGCTGGAGTCCGACTGTGCGCACAGCCACGCCCAGCGCCGCGGGTGCATGACGATCAGGTCCGGTGCGGCGAGACGCGAGGTGTTGACCTTGCCCAGTCCGTTGTGGATCGCCGACACGAGCGAGGCGCCGGTGGTGCCGGTCCACGCTGCGGTCTGCACCGAGGTGGTGTTGATGACACCCCAGTGGGTGCCGCCGGTGCCGTTGCCGTTGATGGCGTCCGCGTCCAGCTTCGTCGCGTACGCCGAGATCAGGTCGGAGAGCAGGATGTCACCGATGCCGGTGCCGCGCTCGATCGCCTGGCGGGACACGACCTGCTGGCCGGCGTAGGTGCGCACCGGGACGGTCAGGTCGTTCTCGGTGTAGGTCGTGTTCGACACGGCGGTGTTCTGCGTGCTCTGCGCCGCAACCGACGTCCCGGTGTTGCCCAGCGGGATGGTGATGGTCATGCCGTCCGCGGGCAGCGGCATCGAGGACACGGCGTTGAGGAACGGCCGACCGGCGCGCCGCACCGGAGCGAACTGCGACGTGAGGTACTGCGGCACGACGAGCCCGCCGAACACACCGGTGGTGGACCGGTACTCGGCCATCGCCTCGTGACGGGCACGCTCGACACGCTCTCGGGCCTCAAGGTCGTGGCCGAACTCGGCGCGGAACGCGTCGGACACGAAGTCGTAGTCGCTGTCGGGACGGTAGGTGCGCTCCTCGGCGCCGACCTTCACGACGGTCGTCTCGACGCCGAGCGCCTTGCGTGTCTCGTCGGCGGCGGCACGCGACTCCTCGAGGGCGACCAGGTCGGCCTCGCGCTGGCGCAGTTCGTCCAGCTTGGTGTCGATGGCACGCAGTTCGTCACGCTTGGCGTCGAACTCTGCGGTCTCGTCCTCTGACAGCTCGCTGCGACCTTCGGTCTCGGCGGCGGCGAGGATGGCCTTCACGGCCTCGTCGGCGGCGTCGCGCTCGGCGAGCGCGGCCGCGATCAGGGAGCGGATCTGCTCCAGCATGGGAACCTCCGTGGTTCGGGGTGTGTGGGGGTTCACCGGGTGGGCGCAACGTGGCAACGACGTGGTTCCCGTCATGCGGGGCGGCGTCGATGCCGGCGTGGGGCTCGGCCTGGTGGTGCTGCTCAGATGTGCAGCGCCTCGTACTGGCGTCGTGCCAATGCGAGGGAACGACCTGACGGCACGGTCGTTGCGGATTCGACCGGATCGGTCGTCTCGCGGAGTTGTGCGACGGTGGCGGGGTTCGCCGGGAACGTCACCACCGACACGTCGTAAAGCTTCAGTTCGCGGATGGTGCGCAGCTCGTAGTTGTCGGACCACTCCTGGGTGATGGCACGGAACGCGAACGACATCTCGTCCATGTCGCCCCTGTCCATCGCGGAGCGCAGCTCGGCGACGACCGGGTTCGCAGCGTCGAGCTCGGCGGACACACGCAGACCGATGTCGTCGGACTCGAGGGTGAGCGTGCCCGACTTCGATCTGGCAAGGGGCACGCCACCGTGGTTCACCAACAACCTCACGTCAGCCTCCTTGGCCGACTTCGTCGCTGCGCCACGGGCGATGACCTCGGTGAAGCCGCCGTTTGAGGGTCCGCCACCGATGTCGTAGCGGGTGTCGTACACCAGTGCGTAGCCGGTCAGCACGGGGTTGCCGTCGCCGCCAGACCGCAGCTCGAGGCCGGACACGGCACGCGACTCGCGCTCCGGTGTCTCAACCCCACTGTCGGTGCGTCGGTACTCAGTCATGGGTTCTCCGCGTCGGGGACGGCGCCGGTAATGAAATTCGGTGCAGTGAACGTGTCGCCGCCATCGATCGGAGCCAGGTCCTCAAGGTCACGCATCTCGTTGGTCATCAGCAGCGGCGTGCCGGTCAACCGGCCGATCTTCGCGGCGATCTCGTAGGACTCGTAGCGGGTCTTGAGGTCGGAACGCAGCACCGCCGACACGTTCGCCCTCACCCTCTGCGGGCGAGGCACGAGCGACGACAGGGCTTCCTCGACCGGCACCAGGTAGGGGACGAGTCCGTACGTCAACCAGTCAGCGGCACGCTGCTCACGATTCGCGTAGGTCACCGACGAACCCGACGTGGCGGCACCAATCATCTCGGGGAACACCCCGTAGATGCGGGCGATCTGTTCGACGGTGAACCGCTGCGTGTCGAGGAACTGCGAATCGGTCGGGTTGATCTGGATCTGCTCGTGCTTCAGTCCGGCGCCGAGCACCGCCGGCTCACGACCGGTTGTGGCCCGGACGAACGCATCCTTCGCACCCTGCGCTTGCTCCGGTGTGAGCGGCTGCTCCGAATAGATGATCGACGACGGATGACCACCGCCGGTGAAGAACTCACCGCCGAACTTCTCGGCCTGCAATCCCGAATGGATCGAACGGGCCGAGTATGCGATCGGCGACAACCCGAACGGCTGCCCGGCAGGCACGAAGATCGCTGCGTGCCACAGACGGCCGTTCGGCCACCGGTCCACCGGCTGGTTGTCGACCTTCACGACCCAGGCGCCGCCCTCGTCGTGCCACGTCACCGCTGCCGGGTTCAACATCTCGACACGCCGTGGGAACCCGTTCGGCGCGAACTCGGTGATCAGCCCGTAGGCGTTACCGCACAACAGCAGCGACGACCAGAGCTGGTACCGCCATGTCGTGGACCTGACATCGACCGACGGGTCAGCCAGCACAGGGGCGAGGGGCAGCGGAGTGGTGGTGTCAGCGACGGTGCGGAACTGGTCGAGCGGGAACGTCGAACCGACACCGGCGATCAGCCGCACACACGCCCACACCGCCGAGTGACGCATCGCCGTCCCCTCGTCCACCGTCGACGGGAGCCCACGGCCAACCATGCGGCGCTCGTTGACCGCCGACAAGATCTCCTCGGCGCTGATGTTGCGCGCCTCGCGGCGAAGCAGTCCACCCAGCATCAGGTGTCACTCTCCAGGTCGATGCCGAGCAGCAACAGGACGACGCCCACGGCAACCGCTCCGACCGACACGGAGATCGTGAACGCCCCAGCGACGATGGCAGCGATACCGGCGAGCTGCACGACCGCAGCAGTCACGTTGCGGCGCACACGCCCTCCCTGTGGTCTAGTAGGCGAACACTGGTGCGGACACGGCGACTTCGGTCGGCAGCAGATGCCGGGCGACCGTCACCGCCTCGAGCGGTGTCACTGGGATCGTGGCGTCGAGCACTTCCCACCGCCAGCCCTCGCCGGCGCGACGCTCCGACGCAGCCGCCACAGCGTTGTCCAACGGGCCCTGACCATCGGGCCGACGCAACCGGCCCTCGATCACGTCGGAATAGAACCCCGAACACGCCGCCGAATACTCAGTGAGTGACACCGGCGACAGCAGCGACACGTCGAGATCAGCATCACGGAACGCCTGCAGCACCGCCCCCAGCTGGCCGGCACTCCCACCAGCGTTGACGAACCCCACCGACAGCGGCGACCACCGCTGCACGAGCTCGACGAGCCTGAGCGGCAACCATCCCACACCCTTGCGGTGCTCCACGACGACCACATACGGGTCGCTGATCGACCCCATGCTGAGCGCAATCGACGCCCACTCGCCATCACGGTCCACCGCGAACCCGATGCTCAGTCCCGCACTCGGCGCGACCTCGGGGCCGGCGGTAGCGGCCCACGCATCAGCCGGGACCTTCACGTCCACACCAACCCGAGAAGGCGGCGGCGCCCACACCCCCAGATGCTCGCGAGCGAACGCGTCCTCGCCCAACGTGCGGAGCTGCTCCTCGAGGAAGTCCATGCCGTCGGACTTGCGGCCGCACCCGATCGCCGGGTTCGTCGCCGGCCACAACGACCGATCATGAACGTCGACCGGTTCCTGCACCACCGTGCCATCCGCATCCAGGCGCACCGACTCGGCAGTGTGCTCCATGAACGCGAACGCACCAGGGTCACCGCCGAGCGCACGCCGCCGCTGCGACCACCACCACTCCGACCGACCCTCCAGCCCAGCCGTCCCGGCGATGTTCATCTGCGGGTTCGAGTTCGCGAACAAGGTCGGGGCGATCGCCGCCAGGTGCTCATCGGTCGCGTGCTGCGCCTCGTCAACCACCAGACGGTCGATGTCATCGACACCACGACCGCCGCCACCGGTGCGGGTCCGATACCAGATGATGCCGCCGTTGCGCATCTCGATCATCTGCTGACCGGTACCCAGCCACTTCCGCTTCACCTTGCGGCGAAGATCAGGGTGATCCAGCAGCGCCAACATGCGCTGCTGCGTCTGCGTCGCCAACAGCACGGCGTCGTGGATCGTGTGCAGGATCGCTTCCGCCCGCTGGACCAGACCCCACAGCTCCGGCACCTCGAGCTCATCACCCTTGCCGTTCTGACGCGGCATCGCACGAGCCGTCGTCTGCGCAGCCCACCTGCCATCGGCCCGCTGCGCCATCACCGCCTGGACCCACAACCGCTGCGTCGGGTCCAACGTCTTGCCGCTGTAGTACTCCCACAGCTCGATCGCGGCGTCGGCCTCATCCAGACTTGCGGCGTCGGGAGGCAGCACCAGAATCGCCGGCACCGGTTCGGCGTCGAGCTGCCAATTCATCGGCCTTCGACACCTCCACCGGCGCTTCCAACGATTCGAGTAGCTCTCCGATCAGCCGGCGCTCACGGGCCAGCGACGCAGCCTTCGCCCCGTCCGTCTCGCTCGCCAGGATCATGCCGAGCCGGTCGTAGTCCGCACGCAGATCAGCGACACGATCCATCACCACGCTCCGTGACATGCAGTCGAAGGCCACACCGATACCCCCACGAGGTACCCGCCCAGAACGCTGCTATGGCGAGCCAAACTCGGCTCACACACAACGGCCAGAGT